CGTTGTGCCTGCGTAGAGGCCGGCATGGTCGAATTGGAATGCTTGCATGGGGTCTGGCCTCAGAACTTGATGCAGGCCAGCAAGGAACGGTTGCGGGGGCGGTTTTCGCTTGCCGTCGGAACGACTCGCGAAGCGTCAAAACCGATTACGCCACCTGCGCTTGTCCCGTTGCCGTTCGATCCTCCAAAATAGACGCCTGTGTTGTAAATGGCGCCGGCTTTTGCTGTGGAGCCGTCGTCCACGTTGCCGTCAAAGGTGCCCGTGATGTTTCGAATTGCATCACCCTGCGCCGAGCCGAATACCCGGCCAGCATCTACCCCACGACTATCATCCCAGCCCCTAACGAACTCGCCGCGCAGGTCCGGCAGGTTGAAGGTGTTGAAGCCGTCGCCAGCGCCAAAAGTCGTGCCAATGGCCGCGAACAGTGTGGCGTATGCGGTTCGGCTGATGGCTGCGCCGTTGGCTTTCAACCAGCCCACCGGTGCCGTGCTGCGCGCAAAGTGCACCACAGCGCCAGCCGGTGCGCGCTGGTCGGTTTCGGCCTTGCTGTACACGTCCAGGTTCGCGCGGGACGTGGCTTTGTTCGGCAGGTCGGCCAAGTTCTGGTCGCGCGCCAGCGGGAACGGCACATCGCCCAGCGGCTCGTTTTGCACCAGGGTGATGCGGCTGCCTGCGGTGTAGCTGGCGCCCAGCACGATGGTGGTGTCCGGATCCAGCGCGTCGGGTTGCCAGCCAAAGGCGCCGGCCGCGCGGTCTAGCCGCTCGCCTTCCACGTACACGGCCAGGCCGTTGGTGGTCACTGTGGACAAGAGCACCACAGTCTGGCTCGCGGCCAGCGTCTGCGTTTCCTCGATCGTGCTCACCACCACGTTTACATCGCCCGGGTTGCCCCACTCGGTGTCTCCGCAGCCGTTGCTGGCTTTGCGCAGCACCTGGCCCGTGGTGCCACCGGGCAGCAGGGTGCAGGGCGTCACGTTGTTGTTGACCCACGTCTGTGTGGCCACGGCGACGTTCGGGTCGATCTGCAGAGTGATCACGTCTGCGTTGAGCGCCAAAAACTCCACACGCACTACGCTGTCGGCATAAGCGCCGTCGACCATGTTGGGCTTGTAGGTCTCGGGCAGGTTGGCCACAACAAACAGCGTACCCTCCGAGTCAATGACCGCCGCCTCGCGCATCACAAACCCGCTCACAGTGGCTGGCACGCGCAGCTCAGCGGTAAATCGCCGGGGGTTGGCTGGGTCTTGGAACACGCGGTTGATGGGCGCGCGGTACCGCTCCCGAACCAGCGCGGTCTGCAGCTCGCTGGGCTCTTCGACCGGGTTGCCGTTGCCATCGCCCACCGCCATGTGGGTGAGATTGATGGGCGTGCCCGTGGCCTGGGCTTGCGACATGGCGGATAGGCCGGCGGCTGTGTGTTTTGAGCGGTAGGTTGGCATGTTTATCCAAGGGTTTCATTCATCGCCGCAAAGTGATTTTTTTAAGCAAAATCAAATCGACACACCGCTGACAGCAAGCGACACTTTTGCTTGGTTGTAAATGTCCTCGACTTGCAAATCGCTAAGCACAAGACCATTCCAGGCCAGGGTCATGTAGCCTTTGACTGAGTTATCTTCGGTGATCGTCGAGCCAGCGCCAAGTATCCTTGTTATGGTGCCCTCGGGCTGGGTTGACAAGGGAACTGAGCCAACCACAATCTTGTCTGCCGTGCGCGGGCGCCACAACGTAATTGTCTGCGCGACGCTATCAAATGCGCCAACAATCATCTCTGCTCGGTCTCCCCCAGATTTAGCCAAAGTGGCAGCGTAGTTAACGGAGCCAGTGCGATAGCTCGCGGCCAGGTTTGCGCCAGTTGAAACGTAAAGGCCTGCATAAGTGGCCGATCCTGCAGCACGAGGATTCCCGGCCAGCGTCTGGTTTGCACCAGCAGCAGTCTGAGCAAAGACACTCACAAATGAGCATGGCAAAGTATGCACTTGGTTGCAAAATAGCCCATTGCCCTCGGCTGTTGTTGCTGAAACGGCGTCAAAAGTGGTGCCGCCAGTGTTGCTCATGGCACCCGCTGGTCCGTCGTTGATTAAATTTTTAATTGAATTTTGTAAATCATTGCGAAATCTGAAGTACGCATAAGGAGAGCCTGGCAGCACAAGACGCGACTCAAGATCAAGTATAGGTCCGCCCTCAAACGCGGCGGGTAAAGAAAATCGACGAATAATAGTCATGGTGGTTACCCTTTAAGTGTGTATCGGTTAATCAATGCGAGCGGCGGTTTTGCCGCAACGTGGAACGCCCCGTCATTTGCAGACCACAGAGCCGATCCATCGATATAAATACCCTCAATGGATTGCGATCCGGGGAGCGTGTAAATACGGGTAACAGCCCCGCCATTTCCTGGCATGACGCGGGCCTGCCCGTCAGTACCGTTGGTACCAGCGGAGAACCACAACTCATTTTTTAAGCTGTCGAAAAACAGCATGTCGGCTGAAGTTGATATACCAGTTACAGTCTGCAGCAATGAGCCGTCCGCACACGAGTAAATCATTACCGACGTGGTGCCCTCGTTGTGCGCAAATATCGCGTCACGCACAGGGTCATACGCAATCCCGTTGGGCGTAATTGCGGGTACTGCAATATCGCCGCCGGCGGGGGCGCCAGCAGTTGTGTAATGCCTGATTATTTTATTGGTTTTGTCAACAAACCAAAAAGTAGAATCAGAACTATCCCACACAACGCCTTGAATTGACTGTATGCCGGAGATACCGCGCATATCGAACTCGGCAACAATTGACCTGAAATCCGGTGCCAGCATTACAACAGAGCAATTAAAAACGGTGGAGCCCTCAACGGATCGTCCATCGTTCCCCACAAGCCAACAATATTGATACTTACCAGTTGTAATACGGGTAAGCCCTGTGCAGGTAAATCCACCGATGACGTTTTGACCCTGGGCACCATTCGGAACGCTTGTCATTTCTTGCAAAATCGCCGATGGCCCACTTGATCCACCACCGGGCAAATAAACATCTTCCGATCCGTCCGCCCACAGAACACGTCTGATCCTGCTTTGAGAGTCGCACTCAATCTCAACGGCGTTCTCATAAGGCGTCCCGGTCAAATCTTGTCTGACCGTGCTATCTTCACCGCCAAAACTGAGAAGTTCCATGTTCGGCGCCCGGAGCGAAATTGGATATTCAATTTCTCCATTGTTTTTCATGGTCATAGCGGCCCGGCCCTGGGCATCAACAAGAACTTCCAGATAATCCCCCGGGATTTGAGGCACCAACCGCCCAGCCGTTTTGATGATGTATTCCTGGGTTGAATAAACAGCGCCGGTAATGGGTGTCGCAACCGGCCCGGCGTCGTGGCGGAAAACCTGAAAACTCAGGCCGTCGGCGGAAATAACCTGAAACTGATCCCCCTCGGCTGTCTCGGTAAGTCCCTCTGCAGTGTCTTCGTAGACCCCCGCGATTACGTAAGTGCTATCCCGCGCAGCCTCGGAAGCTAAGCTGGCAGCTTGAGCGATGGAGGTCATGGCTGCACACTCAACAGCCGCAGCCTGCGCCAACGCAACGCCATCAGAGGTGACCGAAACAAAACGCACCCGCATCGTAATAGCCCGCCCGCCCCCCGCAATGGCCAGGTCATAAGTCCCATCAGGCGCGGCCAGCGTGATCTGCCCGGTGGTTGTGCCGGTAAACGGGTTGCTCAGCGCGGCACCGGTAGCCGTCTGCAGTCCCGTCACGCGGGTGGTGGTGCCAGGCTGGAACACATCCACCGTGGGCGATGGGATCACGTTGCCAGAGAGGTCTTGCGCAAAAAAGGTTTTCAGTTCCATGGGGTGGGTGGGCAATCAAAAAACGATGGTGGTTTCGTTGGCAACCACGGCGCCGGGGGTGTAGTGGGTGACCACAATTTCAGTGCCCAGGCCGGTCACTGCGGCCATTCGCGGGCCGGCCTGTGTGGTCAGGCTGACTTCAATTTCTTGCAGGTGCGAGCGCAGGTTTTTGGTTCGGTCCAGCACCTCCAGCAATTTCTGCTGTTGGGCCTGCGTAGCGGTGTTTTGGGCGCCATCGAGCAGCACGCGAAAGGTGTACGGGTCGGCTGCGGGCACTTGGTTGAACCACTCTTGCACCCGGGCTTGCACGCCCAGCGCGCCTAGGGCGTCGCGCACGGCGCCGATGGTGCCTTTGTACTGGTGCACCGCCATGCTGCGGCGGATGGTGTCGCGCTTCTGGGTGTCGGTCCAGCCGCAGTCCCATTCGTCCACGCTCAGCGCCCAGGCCAGCCACGAGAGCAGGCTTTCGGGGCAGGTGTCGGGGTTCCACAGGTCGCGCACGGGCACGGGCACTTCGGCGTGGCGCGCTGTGGCCAGCGACATGGCGCGCTCTGCGTCTGTGGCGTTGGGTGGCAGC